TACGGCACTTATACGGGGAGGGGTCAATTATGCGTGCCGTCACGTGAGAGCCCGAGGAGGGGGAGGGACGTTTTCGTCCCTCGCGCGTATGAAGGAACGAAGCCGTGTGTATGGCTCTCTGCATAGTCCTCGCCGAGACGACCGAGACAGGCCGAATCGGGCCTATACGCCGTGCCTCGACGCCGATCTCGCTCGAGTGCTACCGTCGATCTATGCCCTCCACCCGCCCTCTCCCCGTCAAGGAGCGCGACCTGGCGAAGACCGCGCGCCTCTACCTCGAGGGGCACCCCTTCTACGTGATCGCCCAGAAGGTCGGCCGGGGCGTCGACACCGTCTCCCGCGACGTCGCCGAGATCCGCGAGCGTTGGCGCGTGTCCATGATCATGAGCTACTCGGAGGCCGTCGCCCGTGAGGTCGCGAAGCTCGACGCGATCGAGGTCGAGGCGTGGGACGCCTGGCGGCGATCGGTCGGCTCGAAGAGGAAGACCCGGACCCAGAGAGGGAGCAACACGCAAGGGGACGTCGACGTCGTGACCCGCGAGTCGTGGGTCGAGGTCGGCGATCCGCGCTTCCTCGAGGTCGCCCGCAAGTGTAGCGAGGACCGACGGAAGCTCCTCGGCCTCGACGCCCCGGATCGCCTGGAGATCTATGGATCTGACGCCGACCACCGGGATCACGTCCGAACTAGCCTCCTGGAAAAGCTCACTCGAGCGGTTGCCAGTCGAGGAGAGGGCGTCGATCCTGGAGACCTTCCTAGCTGATCTCGACGAATACGAACGCGAAGAGGTCGCGCACGCCTGGGAACTCTACGCCCGAGAGCGCCAACTCCCGCCCGGCGTCCTCTGGGAGGCGAAGCCGTGGGCCCACTGGCTGATCATGAGTGGGCGCGGCTTCGGGAAGACCAGGACCGGCGCCCAGACCGTCCTCGCTATGAAGAACCAGATCGGCCGGGTCGCCCTGGTCGGCCGCACGCTCACGGACGCTATGGAGGTCATGGTCGAAGGCGAGAGCGGGATCCTCGAGGTCTCCCCGCCGTGGGACGTCCCGCGCTACATACGCTCGAAGGAGCGCCCCCGCCTCGAGTGGGGCAACGGGGCTCGAGCCTACATCTACTCCTCGAAGAACCCCGACTCGCTCCGAGGCCCTCAGCACGGCGGATACTGGCTCGACGAACTCGCCGCCTTCTACTACCTCGAGGAGACCTGGGACAACCTCCAGTATGGACTCCGGCTCGGACACACGCCCTGGGGCGTCGTCACGACCACGCCGCGCCCGATCCGCTTCCTCAAAGGATGGTTAGAGCACGCGAAGCCCGTCGAGGGCCTCGAGGGCGTCCTATATAGCGAGCGGGAACTCCTCTACGTCTACCGGGGGAGCACCTACGAGAACCTCGCCAACCTGGCCCCCGCCTTCCGCCAGACGGTCCTCGCCCGCTACGAGGGGACCCGCAAGGGCCGCCAGGAGATCCACGGCGACCTCCTCGGCGAGATCGACGGCGCGCTCTGGACCCGAGACATGATCGACGACACGCGCGTCTCGATCCGCGACGTCCCCGCCTTCGACCAGATCGTCGTCGCGATCGACCCGCCCGGCTCGAAGTCGGCCGGTATGGCGGGGATCGCCGTCGTCGGATCCGCCCGGATCACGGGCCCGAAGGGCGTCAAGGAGCGGCACACCTACACGCTCGAGGACGTCTCCGGCCACTACTCCCCGAGCGAGTGGGCCGACGCCGCCCTCGCGGCCTACGAACGGTGGAGCGCGAACCGGATCGTCGCCGAGCGCAACTTCGGCGGCGACATGGTCGAGAACACCGTCCGCCAGGCCCCAGGGGGGAAGGACGTCCACTTCCGCCTCGTCAACGCCTCGAGGGGGAAGGCCGTCCGCGCCGAGCCGATCGTGAACCTCATGGAGCAAGGGCGAGACCACCATGTCGGTATGCTCGCCGAACTCGAGGACGAACTCTGTGAATGGGTCCCAGGCGGGACCGACTGGAGCCCGAACCGGCTCGACGCGAAGGTCTGGGGCGCGACAGCCGTCGGCCTCCAGCGTGAGGGCGTCGTCCGGGCCCGTGGACAGACCGCCGGAGCGGCGGCGTAGTATGCCCGAGGAGGGAACCGTGGACCAGACAGCGTCGAAGCCCTACACCACGAGAGGCGAAGTCGTCGCCGGAGGCGGCGGCCGAGGCCTCGTCGATCTCCTCGGAAGCCTCAAGGCCGAGCGTCCCGAGGGGAGGGCGAAGGAGCACGTCGAGAAGCGCCTCCGGGAGATCCAGACCAGGGCCGAGCCCGACCTGGCGGCGAAGGCGGGCGTCACGATCGGCGCGAACGTCATGATCCCCTGGCCCCTCCAGCCCGCCGAGGTCCTCGACTTCTACATGGCGAACCCATGGCTCGGAGCGGTCGGCGAGGTCCTGGCCGACGCGATCTCCGCCGCCGACGTCGACCTCTCGGCCCGCGAGTACACTCCCGACGGCCGGAAGATCGACGGAGAGGCGAGCCCGGACGAATACGCGCTCGGCATGGCATGGTTGCACCGCGAGGACTTCGGCGTCGACGGCGTCTCCCGCGTCGACTTCTCCGGGTGGGCCCGGAGCGCCTCGAGCGCCTTCGACGAGACCGGGAACCTCTTCGCCGAGATCCTCCGGAACGATGCCGGGGACGCTCCGGAGCGCCTCTCCCTCCTCCTCCCCCAGTTCTGCTACTACGAATACGGCGGCGAGAGCGGGACGCGGCTCCTCCAGATCGACCCCTACTCGGCCCAGGAGACGCGCTTCCTCCCCTTCGGCCAGAGGGGGAGGGGCGACAAGGAGTCGCGCGAGTTCCTTCACGAGAGACGCTCGAATCGGATCTCGAGCGTCTACGGGATCCCGCCCTGGATCACGGCGCGCGACTCCGTCGAGGTCGATAACGCCCACCGGAAGTATCTCAAGGGCTTCTTCTCGAATCACGCCGCGCCGCGCTACATGGTGACGGTGACACAAGATCCCGCCTGGACCGGCGCGGACCCCGACGTGAGCGAGATCGACAAGGTCTACGGGATGGTCGTCGACTTCCTCCAGGCGAACCGGGGCGACATGTCCGGCCGGAACATGATCCTCCAGGTCCCCGGCGGGATCGTCGTCAAGATCGAGCCGATGGATCGCCAACTCGAGGACCCAACCTTTAAGGACACCGCGTCGAACGCGAGGGACGAGATCCTCGCCGTCCGGCACGTGTCCCTGATCAACCTCGGATTGCCGGAGGGCGGCTACCGAGCGACGGCCACGGTCCAGGACGAGACCTTCCGGAAACAGGTCCTCCTCCCCTTCTCCGACCCGATCGTCCGCCTCGTGAACCGCGTCCTCCACGCCCCGAAGCCCTACGGGCTCGGGATCCAACAGTGGGATCTCCGGCTCGACTTCCAGAGCACCGCTGAGGTCATGGCGAAGCTCGAGAGCCTCACGAAGGCGACGGGGACGCCGATCCTCACGCCGGACGAGGGCCGCGACCTGGCGGGCTACGAGAAGAAGGGGATCGACCAGATCTACGCCCAGGCGGCCCTCGCGCCGCTCGAGGAGACGCCGCCCATGCAACCAGGCGGCCAGGGCCAGGGCCAGGGCCAGGGCCAGGGCGCCCCGATCGCCCCCCAGGGCCAACAGGGCGCGGGCCCGCTGGATCCCACGCCGGACAGCCCCGACACGGGCGCGGGTGGTGCCTAGTTGATCGACCTCCGCGCGGCGCCTCGATCGACCTCCGGATCTCCGAGGGCCGTCTCGAGGCGCTTCGCTTCGGCGGCGGAGGCGGCCGTCGCGAAGTATGCGCCTCGCCTCTGGGAGGGCGTCGTCGCGGCGTACCTTCGCCGCCTCCGCGCGATCCTGGCGGCGATCGGCCCGACCCTCGACCGGATGGTGATCGCCCAGGCCGAGACCAGGGCCGCTCCCGACCCCGGCCGGGACCCGGCGATCTCGCATATCGAGGGCTTGATTCGCCAGATCTCCCAGACCCTCAAGGACCCGGACCTCTCGAGCTACGTGTCGGGGCTCTCCTCCGACGTGGTCTTCGATCGCGGCCTCCTGGCGACCGACCAGAGGATCTCGACGATGGTCGCCGAGGCCTCACGCCTGATCGAGAGCGGCCTCTTCACGTATTGGCAGAACCTCACCGCCCCGCCCTACACGGCGCGCCGGATCTACGAGGCGAAGGCCGCCGGGCTCTCCGGACAGCCGCTCTACAACCAACTCGCGAAGGAGTTCCGGACCGGCTTCTACTCGGCCGAGCGCCTGGTCCGGACCCTCTACACGGGTGGATCGAACCGCTCGACGTGGGAGGGCCTCAAGGCCTCCGGCTTCACGGGTATGCGTTGGGTCTCGAGCCACGACTCGCGCGTCCGGCCGGGGAAGAACGGTAACCCGAAGTATGACCACCGCCAGATGGACGGGATGATCGTCCCGATCACGGGCGTCTTCCACTCGAAGACCTCCGGGGCGAGCCTCCGCTACCCCGGCGACGTGTCCCAGGGAGCGCCGGGCGGCGAGATCTACAATTGCCGATGCACGATCGTCGGGGTCATGCTCGAGGGCGGCCAGAAGCCGGAGCGGAAGGCGACGAACGTCCCGCTCGAGCCGGATCCTCAGCCCGGCGTGCCTGGGAAGGAGATCGAGGCGTGGAAGGCGGGGATCCTGGCGGCGATCCAGCGCCTCGAGAAGGACCGGGACGAGATCGACGCCCTCCAAGCGAAGATCGTCACCCTCAAAAAGCAGAGTGGGTCGATCAAGAGGCCGCCGCGCGAGCTACCGACCTCCGATCCGCGCTGGAAGGCCTACTTCGATAAACGAGGAGCGATCTCCAATGAGATCCACGACCTCAACCGTCGACAGACGGAGATCTACGCCCACGTGAGGGCGGGCGTCCATGAGGCCGTGAAGAGCCCGCGCGGCCCGGCGACGGCGAAGGCGCTCGCACCGAAGAACCGAAACAACCGCGAGCGGACCGACGAGGCCGTGAAGTGGATCCGGGAGACTCTCGGCCCCGGCTTCGTCGACGAGATCGGCCACGGGCCGAAGTTCAACGCCCCTCGAGATCTCCGCCGGGCCTACTTCTCGGAGTATGACAACACCGTGAATTTCAACGCCCACGAGAACGTAAGGACGATCGTCCACGAGGTCGGCCACTGGATCGAGGTCAAGGTCGGGAAGGCGCCGAAGCCGGGCTCGACCTTCCAATACACGAGGCCGCTCCTCGAGCGCACGCTCGCCTGGCGAGAGAGCCGCACTCAGGGCGAGTCGTGGGGACGCCTCCGGGACCTCACGGGGAACCGGGGGTATGGGTCCGACGAGGTCGCGAAGCCGGACAAGTTCCTCGATCCCTACGTCGGAAAGAGCTACGGCGCCTCAGCGACGGAGGTCGTCTCTATGGGGCTCGAGCACCTTTACGCCGACCCGGTCGGCTTCTACAGGAAGGACCCCGGACACTTCGAGCTAATGCTCGAGTTGATCGCCCTCAACCGGAAGGGGATCCCATGATCCGCGCCGTCGTCCCCGTGGGCGGGAAGGAGATCGACTTTGTGATCGACTTCCGCTCCGTGACCGTGATCGCGCCTCCCGGCTTCGTCCGTAGGTCGCGCGAGTTCGCCGACCTGGCGCTCGCCCTGGCGGATATGGAGGCCTCGCCGAGTCACCCGTCCTACGAGATCCTCGTCCGTGATCACCTGGCGGCGCTCCTTCCGGGGCTCGAGACGCGCCAGGTCGACATACCGGCCCCGGAGCGCGGCGTGATCTACTAGCCGAGACACCCCGTCTAGGGCGACGTTTGTCGCGTCCGCGTGGGTTATACAGGAAACGGAGGGGCGAGTCATGCCTTACACACCGGCCGACGCCGATCGACATAAGAAGGGGCTCTCGGACAAGCAGCGCCGCCAG